GCCGTGTTCGGGTCCGCCTGCGGCACCAGCGACTGCGCGTACATGTCGAGCGCGTCGCGGAAGGTCTTCTCGTCCCACGCCAGCGCCGGCTTGCGATTGCGCTGCCAGAAACTTTCCGGGTGTTCCTTGAAGCACTTGACGAGAAGCTGAAACTCTTCCGCCTGCGCCGCGTGCATGCGCTTGTGGACGCTGTTCAAAATCTTCTGCGCCTGCTCGATCAACGCGAGCGTCGTGCCGACGGGCGCGTCGGCGCGGCCTTCTCCAACCTGCTGCTCGCTCGTGCCGCCCAGCCGCTGCCCGGTCGCCGCGATGTTGTCGACCAGCGTCATCAGGGCGCCGCTCGGCTCCTTGTACGGCAGCGGCGTGATCGCCTGATTGATCGGCATGCCGCCCGTCTTGACCAGCGCGCCGCCGCCCGGCGGCACGCGGAAGATGTTCGTGTTCTGCCGGCCGCCGGCATCGCTGAACAGGAAGCCGGGGAAGTTGGCGAACATGCCTGCGTCGAGTAGTTCGCGCCACGCAGCCGTAATCGCGTTGGTCGTGTTGCCGAGGATGTGCAGCAGGCCAAGCGGGTAGAAACCAAAACCGGGCACAAACGTGTACGGCACGAAGACAGGGCGCGCCTCGGGAAGCTCGGCAGTGTCCTCGTCGTAGTTGCGGACGATGGACAAGATTTCTTTGCTGCTGACGTCGATGGTTACGCGCCACGGGATTTCGAGGCCGCTCTCCTTGCCTTTCCACTTGTGCTCGAAGCCCTTGATGTTGAGTTCGCAGTAGCACTCGTAGATTTCACGGTCGCGGTCTTCCGGGTTCAGCGCCTCGGGCTCGACGCCCTGCTGAGCCTTCTTCTCGCGCTGCGCGCTGTCCAGTTCCTGCGGCATCGGCGTCGAGAGCGGCACGTCGCGATAGACGCCAAGAATCTGCAGGCGTTTCACGGTAGATGGTCGCATCTGGACGCGATGCGTGACGCGCTTGGCGCTGCGGATGTCGGTCGCGGCGGCGTTGACGATCAGGTCTTCGGCGTCGACCGTCTCGCTGATCGGCCGGTTGCGCAGCGGGCAGAAATACACCTTCTTGAACGCCAAGCCGCCGAAACCGAGCATCAACAGCATGCGGTCAGTGTCGGGGTAATACTCGGTTGCGATGGCGGTCAGGTAATGGTTCAGGTCGCGCTCAAGCGCGTCGGCCATGCGGTCGGTCTGGAACGTGCCGTTCTTGTCGTCGACCCTGATCTTGACCGGGCCGTCGGTCGGCAACAATTCGGCGCGGGCGTTCGCCTGAAAGCGCAGCACCGCTTCGAGCAACAGCGGGTGCCGCACGCGGTTCATACCTTCGACGGGGGCACCTTCAGCCGCGCCGCCGATGCCCGGCACTTCGATCTTCAGGCCCAGCAGCTTGATGCCCTGCGCGCGATCTTCGATCCACTCCTTGCGGCTGTCGATGTCGTCACCGATGCCCCTGATCAGGTCGTTGGAGATGCGCGATAGTTCGGCGTCGTCGATCTTGTCGATCAGGTTATCGAACCATCCGCTCGCGTTGTCTTCGGCTGCCGCCTCGACGGGCTTGCCGTCAAGCGCGATGGTGATGCTGCCGTCGTCGTGTTCGATCTGGATGACGTTGCCTTGGTCGTCGAGGTGCTCGACGTCGGCCCCTTCAGGCGCGTTCTCGACAACAACATCCTCGCCCGGCGGCAAGGCGTCGGGTTCAGGGGATACCAAGCGGATGTTGGGGTTCAGCCCCGGCACTAACGCCATTCAGAAACCTCGCGAGACAGACATACTACCACGATGTCTGCGGCTCATACTACTGACAGGTTGTCAAGAATTAGATGCCGTAAAGAGGGGCTGGCGCGGCGCCCCTGTGCCTGAGACTTTCCCCGACTTCGGCAATGTGCTCGCTGCTGCGGGTCAGCATCGACGCCTGCCGCAGATGCGTCAGGGCCTGCGATACAGTGTCGACGAGGTCGTCGTGCTTGCCGCGAGGAAACGTCGAGGTCTGGCCGATCACCATTTCAGCCCACTGGCGGTCGGGCGCGTAGACCATGCCTTCCGCGAACAGATGCTGCACGGCGTAGACGCGGGCAACCTTGTCGAGCATGCCGGGATTGACGAGTTGCACGGCGAAGCCGTCATAGCCGAACAGGCGGCGTAGTTCCTGCGCCACGCTATGGCCCGCCGCCTTGTCTTCGATCAGCAGCCTGTTGACTTTCATCTCCTTACACGTCTTCTGAACGCGCAACACGAGGTCGTGTAGTTCGAGCCGTTCTTGCCACGCGTTCATGAGCATGACCTTGGGCGCCTGATTGCCGTATTCACGCGGGTCGACGTTGGTCAGGCGCTCGCCCCGGATCACCTGCTTTGACGGCTGCGCGACGGTGTCGGACGTGAAGATGCCCCACACAGTGAGCGCGCTGAAATCGTTCTCCTGTTTTGTGGTGAACGCGGTGTCGAGGCTCGCAACGACGTAATCGAATTGGGGGAAGTGCGGCGCGTCGTGCAGTTGCCACCAGTCGCGCTTGATGATGCCGCCGCCCTTCGGTTCCGGGCGCTGTTGTAGCTGCCCCGCCGCCTTCCACGGACCTAGGCGCTTCTTCAGCACCTCCACCTGCTCCTCTGCAAACCGTTCGGGCCACAGGAGTTGGCCTGCTTCGGTGCGCGGGTCTTCCCAGCCGATGCTCGTCACGAATGAGCGCTCGGGCTCAAACTCCATCGGCAGCATAAGATGCGTCCATCCCTCGTCAGTGTCGAGAATGTGGCCCGTCAGGTCTTCCTCGCCCAGCCGCTGCTGGATCACGATGTAGGCGCCGGTGCGCGCGTCGTTGAGACGGGTGGACATCGTGCCGTCCCACCACTCTTTAGTCGTCTCAATCAGCGCCTCCGACAGCGCCTCGTTCGCGGCATTGGGGTCGTCCACGACTATGATGTTGCCGCCTTCGCCAGTCACGCGAGCATCTACAGCGGTTATCAACCGCTCGCCACGTTGGCTGTTCTGAAAGCGCCCCTTGGTGTTCTGATCGCCCACAAGGTGGAAGCGCGAGCCCCATAGTTTTTGATACCACGGACTTTCGATCAGGCGCCGCGTCTTCACGCTGTCGCGCATCGCCAGCGACATCGCGTAGGACGCATGCAGCAGCGGCACTTGCGGGCCCGAGACAGCGCTAATCTCGCGTTGCGTCCAGACCCACGCGGGGAAGCACACGCTGACGATGCTGGATTTACCACAACGAGGCGGAATGTTGATCATTAGCTTGCGGATGTCGCCGTCAACGACGGCTTCAAGATGCTCGCACATAGCTTCGAGCGGCCATCCGTGCGTGAATGGGCTTGGGTCGACGTACCTCCACGCCTTCTGCACGAACGTGTAAAGCGAACTTTCACATTCGACCCGCTCAATCTCGCGCAGCGTCTCGAACGGATTGAGGTCTGTTAAATTCATGTTCGCTTGCGGCGAACGCGAGAGGGCGTGTTGTCGCGCACGCGTTTTTCGTTCTCGTCCCGCAGGTGCCAATGGTCGATCTTTGACTGCAGGATTTCAGCGTCGGTCACGGCGCGGGCTCGAAGTAGCGACCGCGAGGCCCGCATACGTCGCGGCCGGGATCAGGCGGGTTCGCGCGCTCGCTGAAACAGTACTTCGGCCCCGGCGTTTCGGAGGGGCGCCCGCACATGTTCATGCCGTCGCTGTTGAGCCAGCGGTGTCTGCAATCGACGCAGTAGGGCTCCATGACGCGCCTCTAGTCGATCTGAGGGCGCGGAACATGCGGCGTGGTCGGCGCGACGAACGCCCACCCGGCGCCGATGAGCGCCAGCAAACCATGATAGGCGTTCTGAATCATCTCTTCCTGCTCTTCGGGGTTCAACTCGTCCCATTCGACGGCGCGGCACTTCACGCCGCGAATGTCTTGATAGCGCCCGGTGCCATCGTCGTCAGGGAACACCGAACGCCACCAACCGTTCTGGGCGTACGCGCCTCGCGCCGCCGTCGTAGCCATCTCGGTCATGTTCATTGCAGCCTCGAATAGTCGCCTGCGTAGTACAGGCCGTAGAGGACGTCAGGCGCATATGCGCTAGACATCAGCGCCTCGAACGCCGCGCGCTGCCTGCCGCTGCGCTCGTCGGTAATCTGGGCATAGGGGGCGCCCGTGGCGGCTTCCCAACTCACCTCGACGCCCGCGCGCATGGCGGCGCGCAGCAGGTCCGGGGCGAGGGTCGGAGCATAGGCCACCCCGCCAGCGTACATCATCAAACCGCCCGGAAGCAATGCCACAGCCCCCGCTCGTCGACGTAGCCCTGCGCGTCGAAAGGCCCGATCCGCGCCGACGCCGTCAACGCGACGAACAACACCAGCAGATACGGCGTGTCTTCGGGCTTCGCCGCCGCCGGCAGGAAATGATACTCGGCGCCGCCGATGTGAAACCTCAGATCACTGACGAGGCGATCACTCATCTTCGGTTTTCCCCTTCGTCGCCTGCAGCAAAATCTGTTTGAGTTGATCGCGCTGTTCGGGATCGAGCGCAAGCACGTCAATCCTCGTCGCCTGCGTCTCGATGGGCCCGCCGTCCTTGCCGGTGATTTCGGTGACCACCTTGTCGCCGTACACCTTCGGCAGCACCTTGCCCAGAATCCACTTGCGTGTGTCGATCCGCAGTTTAGCGCGAGAGATGTGGTCGTGGTCGGGCACCATCTTGCCCTCTTCGTTCATCACATAGTCGTCGCTGCGGTCGTCCGCGATGGTCGTGAGTTCGTCAGCCCAACGCAACGCGACAACATGTTTCGCACGCGCATACCGCTGACCAAACCCGTCGTGGTCGTCGATGATCCACTGATAGATCGACCTGTCGACGATCCCCGTCGCTTTTGCGATTTCGGGCGTCGACATGCCGTCGGCCATCATTTGCAGGATACGTTCCGCGATTTCGGGCGTGTACGTGTTCGTCCGTGGCGACCGCCGAACCCCTTGATGACCAGCGCGCCCCACGCGAACAGCCACACCGGCCACGCCAGCGGCAGGAACAGGATCAGCAGCAATGTCGGCAGCGCGAGCATTACGGCGAGCCATCTCCAGATCACGCTCGCGCCTTGAGCAATTCGAGCATCGCGACGACAGACCGGGGGACCGGCGTCGTGCCTGCGAGCCAGCGATACACCGTGCGTCCGCTGACACCCGCCAGCACCGCCAATTCGCTGTTCAGGATGTCCATCTCGTCCAGCAGCCGGGCCAGACGGAGAGGGCTCAAATCAGTAGCGAGTTCAGTCATCCCGCCACTCTACGCCAAAACGACAAAAAGCGCCAGCCCTTCGGCTGGCGCTTTCTGCGAGAGTTAAGCTACGCGACCTTCTGGTTCGCGCGGGCAGCGACCGTGATGCGCGACGCGGTCGAGGTCTTGGTCGCCTCCGCGATCTGCGCAGCGGTCAAGTACGACTTGACCGCTGCGGTGTCGAGGCGGCTCGTCTCGTAGGTCGTGATCTTGAGCGCGAACTTGGTGCCCGCGACCTCCTCGACGCCGAGGTCCATGATCTTGGCCTTGAGGATCGCGACGGTCTTCTCCATCGCCTTGAGTTGCGCGACGGCGACGGCGTACTCGTCAACGAACTTGCTGGTCTTCATTTCCATCTCCTATCCAATCGATGCACCCTTATACGGCTAACTTATCCACATGTCAAATAGTCAATCTGCTCTTTTTTCGCGGCGGGTGGCGCGCGATCACGCCGTCGAACGCAACATGCCTGTAGGTCCGCCGCCATTTCACGGCGGCGACGACATGCTTCCATGTGCCGTGCTCGGCGGCGATTTCCCCGTACGGCCGGGGGTCGGCCAGAATCGCGCGCACTTCGTCGTC